AGTCGCAACCAAACGCCCCCATGTGTTCATTACCAGGATATTTAATACCATTTTTAAGAACCACTCTGTTTTGTAATTGCTGAGATGGAACCCAGCTAACTTTAAATCTACCTTTTGGATCTGGATAAAAAATTACTTGAGAATCTTTTACACCATTAATCCATTGAAAATTACCCGTTGTAATTCCAAGTGTACTTGTCATTTCTTCGTTGTAATCTATCTGCTCGTATATTTTAACAAGATTAAAAATAGAATTTTTAGTCTCATCTCTAAACGCGTGCTCTGTAGTTCTTGGGAATTGGCGATAAAATTCATTTAAAGCGTCTTGATCACTTTTTAAGCCATCGGCTTCGTTTTGCCAATTATCTATTACGCCTACATCTATTAGTTCACCGTCTGGGGCAAACACATCTGAGTCAGGAGTAGTGAATACTGGAACTCCATACTCGTCAATAAATCCTTCGTAGTTCCATTCCATTGGGATAAACAAAGAATATAAACCAGATTTTGTCTGGCCATTTTTATTTCTTTTAGTGACATTTGATGCATTGTATAACTTTTTAAAATTATCTCCACCTTTGTCAAGGGCGTT